TGACCTTGTTCAACAGGTTGGCTGGTGCGTCGTCGTAATACAAAACCGTTAACACCCCAGAAGCCGTACGGACCCCGGTAGTGAACGCTCGAACATCTTCGTTTAATGCTGTGACTTCAAGGGCATCGGTGTTTGCTGCTAGCGACCACTGCACCACTTTGGCAACTGCAACACCCCCAAGCTCAACGCTGCCATCTTGACCCGCGTAATACTTAGCCATGGTCAGACACCCTCAAGCTCGCCAATGAACTCACAAGACACTGTACTCAGTCCTGGCTTGACGCTTTGAACTGACGGGGGAGATGCATATTTCCATTTTAGCAAGCTGTTTGTCTCCCTGATCCATGGGACAAGCTCAGTAGACGCTCCAGCCGCAACGTTGCTGGCAGTAAATGCGGCGTAGTTGTCGTCGTCCATTACGTCCACATAGTTCTGCAAAATTAAAGCCGCATTTACATCAGTGATGTTTGCAAACGTCAAGGACAGGCTGCTGCTGTATCGCTGGTTGCCGTAACGCACTCGAACGACAGCGCCGTTTTGCGATTGAAACTGCCGCTCAGGAAACACCCCTGGGCTATACGAGCGGCTGCTAGGGACTAATGACGGGAAATTAACTGCAGCCATTAGCGCGTTACTAGAAACTGCGAGGCATCAAGATTGATTGTAGCCAGCGAGCCAATCGAAGTCAGCTCTTGATAACTGGCATTTACATCAACAAAACCTTCAGAATCGATTGTGAGGCTGTTGACCCGGTAAACACGTTTCTTCTCTGGATCATCCATTTTTTTGGTAAAAATTGACTCAAAAAACACGGAGTCTCCTGTTTTGCCGTCGGACACCGTCATAGTGCCTTCCAAAAGCGCAGTTTCTCCGGGTCGCCAGAAAAACACTGTATGGCTTCCGTTTCCTAAATCAGTTGTTGATGTAATCCCGCCAAACTGATCAACACTGCCGTTATTAAATCGACTGGTATGGCTTGCGTTAGAAACAATTTTAATGTAATCACCAGCCGTCAGACCTAATGCCGAACTTGGTGTTGTCTTAAAATCAATCGTGTGATCAGCGTATTTCCGAACCATCAATTTGTATTGAGCAATTGTTTCTGCGTGATAACGATTTGTGCAAAAACTTGTTAGGTCCATAAATTCTTCTGGGTCGGAATCCGAGCCGCCGTAAGTATCGGCAAATCGAATTTGCACAATTTCTTGTGATGAAAATCCGTTTTCAACTTCTTGCCTGTAAGCAACCGTCGCTTTAAACAGTTGCCGCTCTTGTGCGGGCAAGAAACTAATTTGCATATCTTTCATGTTGCCGTCGGTAAACAACGCTTTAATGTTTTTAGTAATATCTTGCGAATGTTCAATCTTGTAAGTCGTAGCGTTATAAGGGACTGAAGGCGTCAACGAAAATTTGCCGCCAATAATCGTAAAGTCCAACAGGTTCAACGCAGCATTTGAGAAAATAAACTCACGCAAGGCAGTGCGTTCACCTATGACACCGTCAAAAGTAAACTTGTTTGCGTGGCAAAACCTAGCAGCAGTGGTCATTGCGTCACGATCCACTGTGCTTCTGGGAATCTTTTTACCAGCACCAAGACGGTCGCTTACTAGCAAGTTGTAAGCAATCTCGGCAAAGTTATTAGTTGCTCCATTAAACGGTGTTGCAGGGCTTCCGTTGTTATCAATCAAACGCTCCACCTGAATACCTTCTTTTAGGTACGCGCTCAGCTGCCCCATTGATGTCCAATCTTGGCCCGCAAGGACGCGCAAGCCAAGCAAAGAAAGATCGTTGTATTGAGCCGCACCTTCATTCGGCAAACCATCGTCAGGACGTATTAACTCATTGCAAAACACAATTTGATGTTCAGGCCCGTCTTGATGGCTTGTCTTCTCTTGATCGTATTTTGGGTAATCGGCAATTGCATCTTTGGTATTGAGAGGTTCGCGGCTTTGGCCTTGAATAACACTTCCACCAACTTCTGAAATCCGGGGTCTAATAATTGTTCCGTCTGGAAAATTAAACTGAGGCCGCTCGCCAACGTTATAGCCAGAGCCTTGTGCAGTAATAACCCATTGCCACTGACCAGTAATAAAGCTAGATGCATTAATTTTTAACCCTGAGCCTACGAAAGTGTTGTCGTTAACTGGTGCATACTCAGCTGGAGAACCGTTGTAGCCGTCATTGCTTGTTGAAGCAAAAGGATTGTTTGCAGAGTCAAACACGTAACGCTGAATTTTATACAAGTTAAGAGCTACACTGTTCGGTTTCGCTGCATAACTACCTTTTTCGATAGGGTAAAACTTACCAGTTGGCGAGGCTGCCGACACATTAGTGCGTGTGATTCCTCGAATTGTTGTTGACCCAATAACAGACCTTACGTTGCCATAGATATATTGAATGCCTGGAGTGCTTAAGTTTGCGCTAGGCGTGGCCGTGACTAAAACACCGTCCCAAAAAGCATTGACGCCTGTAGCTGTAACCCAAACGCCAAAATATGCAGGACGGTTTTTTATTGGATCAAATACGTTTTCTTGAAAAACGTCTAGCTCTATAGGTTGCGACTGAGCGGGAACATCTACAATCTCAGGCGAGGAGTTAGGTTGAACTCTATAAAGAGCGTTTGCATTATCTGGAGAGTCAGGAAGCTGTGTAAAAGCTGATACGCTTGCTCCGTTGTAAAACGCATTTACAAAGTTGTTGGCAGCATCAAATTGGACGTAATAATCATTTGACCCGCTAGTTCTATCAAGAACGCCGGAGTTCGATGTAGTCCATTGAAGTTCTGCAGGCACAACTTGAACTACGTCACTTGGTGCCGACGAAAATTGATACTCAGAACCAATTTGCACCGTTTGCCCGTTCCAACGCGCAAACACAGCCCCTGGAGCATTTGGGTTATCTACGTTTACAAGTACACCAGTGGTAAGTTGCCTAGCGTCCTTGTCATATTGAACGAATGGGCCTTCTGCTGGTTTCCATACAGCCGTTGCAGGAAGCTGACCAATAGCGGTACTGTCAAGCCTTGTGACCTTGCCAGTAACTTGTATGGTTTGGTTGGCTCTTTTAAATAAAAACTCTTCGTTCGATGCTTTGTCGTCGGTAACAAGATCAGGTAATCCTGTGTAACTAATAATAAAACCGCCGCCTGGGCTTACGGCTTGCGTGCCACTGCCAGTTAGCAGACGCACCGGATTGGTTTGCGCTGCTGTGTTTACATACAGCCCATCCGCAGTACTGCCAGAAACAGGTTTAATACGAAACTCATATTGACCACGGGGATGGTTAATACGCAAAGTGTTGTACTGCGGCTGCGGGTTAGTGCCCTTAACAGCAAAAATTTGCCCAGCAGAAATGTCGATAAATGGTGCGTTATTTTGTGCGCCAACTTCTCGATACTCAACCTTAAAAAAGCTATATCGAGTTTGATACGTTGAAACTCGCCCTAATTGAAATGACTGCTTGTCTGCTTCGTAAGCTTGCAAAGTTTGCAAAGGAGGTTCTGAATTAACATTTGCAAAACCGTCAATACGCTTGAAAACAATACTCTTGATCCCAATCTCGGTTTGATCGCATTCTCTGTTATTAGTAACAGTTGCAATGTCAACTCGCTGCAAATGCTGCCCAAAAGGCGCATTGCCTACCGTTGTTGGGTCATTATCAGCGGCGACAAAGTAACCAGCGCCAGCTTCTTTGCATATAAAAAAGTAATCTTTGGAGGGATCTCCTTCTTCAAAAGGCTTGTCAGTCGAAAAATCAGTGCATTGGATAACTGCACTGCCAAACATAAAAAGATCTCCAATGTTAATTTGCGAATCAGTAAGGCTAATTCGCTGGTCAATAGCAGTATTCACGTCGTCCAGCCCGTGAGGCAAGAATCCGTCAGGGTCTTCGCGAGAGTCTGAATTTCTAAAAGTCAACGTATCGCCAACAGCAATAGCATTAGTGCCAGTAACGACGGCATTGTTTAGCCGCTCCATGCCCTGGCGCGAACTGTACGATCTATTTATTTTGATGCGTTTAATTTTTAACGTGTCATCATTATCAAAAATTTGAACAATATCGTAGGGCAAGTAATACGGCGCACCGTTTGAAATAGGTGAATGACACCCAAAAGCACGCTGCGAATTTGGCGTTCGTGTGCCACTCAACAACGGCTTAAAGTTGCCTGCTGCTCGATCAAAGGCCAGAAAAATATCATCGTGTGGCGAGTCATCTAACGCACCAGCAAACTGATTAATTCTGTCAATTCGTCCACCCGTTTCAGTGATATTGAGGAAATAAGCCTTGTATCTTGCCTCTTGATAGTTACGCAAAAGCTGATCACCAATCGCCAAGCCCTGCGCGTCAGGAACAGCCGCAATGTTTGACAAACCTAACGTCGTTAGCATCTTTAACTCTTGGTGTGATCCTTTGCTCAGCAATTGAGACCACAACAGCAAGCCTTTAGCGCGAATGCCACCAATAACTTTATTTGGCTCGCCTAAGTCAGGTGTTTGCCGAGCAAATACCAAAGGAATGATGCTGCCTAAGGTCGCCAGATCTTGCAGGCTGTCAAAACCAAACAGCTCAGCAAATCTTGTTTGCCCACGAACATCTGCTGTCTTGATCGGGCTTAATGGGTCTTCTGCTGAAGGAGGCTTAGGCGCTAACAGTATTGAAGCTGCTGTTGAAACTAAACTGATTGCAAGGCTGACAAGAACAGCTGTCTGTGTTGCCGGGTCGCATCTAATGTCGGGAACTAATGCATATTCGTTCCCACGCTCTTTAGCCTTGCAATCCGCTAACCGGCAAAATTCCCAATACTCCTCAATCGTTAGTCCTAACGCATCAATAATCTGTTGCTCTACCGGCAATAAAGAGCGGCGGGAGTAAGAACGCTGCAGGGGATCCATGTCACTTGACGGTCTCTGAATTGCAGCCATCCGCCTTCGTAGAAAGAAGCCAACCCATAACTGCCGTCAAGGCAATGGATTAACCCGAGTGTGCCTACTCTAGCGTCACCTGACTTTCTGCCCCAACGTTCCAACTGCTCTGGAAATACCGAATAGTCCTTACGCCGCAAACGCCTGTACCAGGATCGCTCTGGAGCAGGCATATCAATACCGTGCCAAGCCTGCACAGCTGTAGCCAAACTCAAGCAATCAGCAGCACCATGCTTTTCGGGTATCGCTCCAAGCCTGTAAGGCAGTCCGATTAACTGGTACGGCTCAATCAAGCGTTACTAATGCGAGAGGTGACAGGCAACGCTCCAACGTCTTGCGAACGTAAGACTTTATTGGGGATAGAGGAAGACACAGCATCAATGGCTGTGCTTAGTGACAGCTGAATGCCATCAAGGTTATAAGTCATTCCTGAAACAATCCAATATTCAGTTGTCAGCGTTCGGTTTGGTTGGAACGTGCTCGGCGTCATCAACACAGTGTCAACCCGTGCAGACCAGTTGCTTGTTGTCGCTTCATGTGCAATCCCAAGCGCCAGAGGGTTAGATGCAAATGTCAGATTGCTTTCTATGTTGTCGCCAGAAAGGCTTTTTGTGGCGCCGTTGTAGATAAACGGCAAAAACGCATAAGGACTTGAGTCAAACGTGATTGTATTGGCAGTGTTGCTGTTTTGGTATTTGCCCTGATCAGCACCCGCATCATCCTCAAAAAAGATAAACGTGGTGATTGCTTCAAGTGTCATACGCCAACCCTGCTACGCACACTGCGCTTGTTGATCAAATCACTGTAAACACCACGCTTGCCCAGTTCAGCGCCACGCTTAGCCGCCTGAGCCATTCCCTTCTCAAACTCAGCAGCAGTGACGTAATTGACGTTATTGATTCGTTCCACGCTGTAGCTCACATCAATAGAGCCACCGCCACCACCCATTTCGCCGCCTGCATCACCGCCAGAACCATCAGGAATAACAGCAGCGCCACGAGCACCACGGGCATAACGTCCCATGGCTTCACTCATCTTGCTTGCTGGGACGACGTACTCAGATTCGCCGCCTTCACCGATTAATGCGTTAGTTGGCTTGTTAACAAAGCCGCCATCGGCAAAAGTTCCGAACGAACTGGTATTGCCAAATACGTCCCCAAGTCCACCACCACCAATGCCCGCGACACCGGCAGTGCCTCCAGGGCTAGCGGCAGGGCTGTTAAAGCCACCACCAATACCCAGCGCCTTCATGATCGTGCCGTACAAAATCATTGCTAACTGCTGAGCAATAATCTTTTTCGCCATTGCCAAGAAATCAGAGGCAATAGATTTCAACATGTCTGCTAATGCTTCTTGCCCAGTCTTGGCACCAGTAACAACATCACCAAAAGCATCTGCAAATGCGTTGCCAATAGAAGTAGCCCCGGCAGCAACTTGATTTTGTATTTTTAAAAGCTCCTCAAGTTGCTGTTGCATCTGGAAGCCAGGATCAGACTCACGCGCCTTGCGTGCATCTTTCTCTGCCTTTTTGCGATCTTTACGTGCTTGTTCTTCTATCTTTGCTGTGTTTTCTAGTGCCTCGTTGTAAGCGATAGCAGCATTAACTTTTTCTTCAAGCTCAATCCTTGCCGCGATTTGTGCGTGTACGTCTTCTTCTGCAAAGCCTTTTGCGTTCTCTGCAATTTCACGCAAATCAATATTAAATTGAACCCTGCGTGCTTCTTCTTCGTTAAGGGCTGCGGCTAAAGAGGCTTGGTCTTTTAGAGATTGGATTTGCTGTTGCGCTAAAGCTGCTAAGTCTTCTCCTGAAGGTTTGGGAGGTTTCGGAAGTTCTGGAGGAGCGTACTTGCCACGTTTTAACGCTTGATCTATTTCATCGTCAGTTAATGTATCAAAACCTTCAATAGGCTGAACATCGGTAGCAGCAGCATCACGAGCTTTTTTTAATTCTTCTAATCTTTTTGTTAAACCAGCAACTGCTGTTGAAGCTCCATCTGTGCCTAAAACAAAGTCCAGCATGGACTCATACCAAGCAACAGTTTTATTGTTTGCTTCATTTAAACGTGTTTCTAATTCTTTGATTTTGACAGTCAGCTCCTCAAACGTTCCTTTCCTTATAAGCTCATCAAACTTTTTAACTGCTGTTATTAACTCGTATTGCTGCTTGACTAAGGCTGCAACCGCTGCTATCGCTGCAACCCATGGTAACGCTACTAAGGCCCCTTTTAACAAAACAAGAGCTTTTGTCTTGATTGCTACTGCTGCAGAAGTTAAATATATTTGAGCGCCAAAAGCCTTAAACAACGCTGTTTGGGCTATCATTTTC